TACACCAGCAACGCATCTGCTAACTGGACAGTGAACTTCCGAGGCTCATCTGGCACATCACTTGATACGCTGATGGCTACCGGCGAATCAATGACTGTCGCTTTCCTTGTAACGCAAGGTGCTACGGCCTACTATAACTCTGCTGTTCAAGTTGATGGCACTGGTACAGGTGTGACTACCCGCTGGTTTGGTGGTGCGCCCACTGCGGGTAATGCTAGCGGCATCGACAGCTACCGGTACTTAATCATCAAGACCGGAAGCGCAACTTTTACAGTCTTGGCAAGCAACACACAGTTCAAGGCTTAACCCATGCCATTACAAGCAACTTCTGGTGCGGCTAGTTACGATGCCTTTGGTGGCAATGGTGTGGCTGTTGTGCCAAACTTTATTGAGGATGTGTTCAGCACATACCTTTATACAGGCAACGGAACATCAGAAACAATTACCAATGGCATTGACTTGTCTACCAAGGGTGGGTTGGTTTGGACAAAATCTCGTGATAGTGGATCGTTGGCTCCTCGTTTGAACGACACAGTTCGTGGCATTACCAACAGGTTGTTCTCTAACCTGACAAACGCGCAGTCTGCGAGCGCAACATCAATTACTGCTGTTTCTTCTACTGGGTATACAGTTGGCACTGAAAATGGTTTTAACCAAAGCGGCAACACGTTTGTCTCATGGACATTCCGCGAACAGCCTAAGTTCTTTGATATTGTGACGTGGACAGGGGATAGCGCAACCAGTAGAACATTGTCGCAATCAATAGGCGGAACTGTTGGTTGTGTGATGGTAAAGAAAACGAGTTCTGCGGGAAATTGGATTGTTTGGCATCGTGCATTTTCAACGGCTGGCGATTACATAATCTTGAATAGCACAGCATCAAAGCAAAACGATGTTGACAATGAAATCTCAACTACGAGTTCAACTTTTACTGTTGGTTATGGTTTAAATGTTGCTAGTGAAACCTACGTAGCCTACCTATTTGCCCACGACGCAGGAGGCTTTGGCCTGACGGGTACAGACAATGTGATTTCGTGTGGGTCTTATACGGGTAATGGTGTAGTCGCAGGTCCATCAGTAACACTTGGATATGAGCCACAATGGGTTTTAGTTAAGAGTTCAACTGTTGCTGGTTCTAATTGGTATTTGATGGACAATATGCGTGGTATGGCGAACACGTTATGCAATGAATTATATGCAGACTTAAGTGCCGCAGAAGTTCAACAATCAAAAACAATTATTCCAACTGCTACTGGTTTTAATGTTGCAACTACTGATGCCTATATAAACAATAGTGGCTCTACCTACATCTACATAGCCTGTCGCCGTGGCCCGATGAAAGTGCCAACTGTAGGTACGAGTGTGTTTGGCTTAAATGCTAGAACTGGTACTGGTGCAGATGCAACTGTTACTGGGTCGGCTGGCGTGTCCGATGCCGTGTTAGTTAAGAATCGGGGTTCAGCAGTAGCTTCTTTATTTTCCTCAAGGCTTACTGGAACTGGTTATCTTGTAACGTCATCTAGTGCAGCAGAGGTGTCGGCAGGGGCAACAATTCTTCAAGCTAACCCTTGGGATGTAATGGATGGTGTGAAAGTTGGAACAACTTCAACAATTACAAATGCAAGTGCAAATACATATATAAATTATTTGTTTAGACGAGCACCTAGCTTCTTTGATGAGGTTTGCTATACAGGTGGAACTGGAACTCCAAGAGTTTTAAATCACAATTTAACTACTCCACCAGAATTAGTTATAACTAAAAGAAGAAACGTTGCTGGTGAAGATTGGGTAGTTCATTACAACAATGGCTCATCAATTATTGGTGGTTATTTAAACAACACAACAGCGTTTGCAAACTCCGCAACTGCTCCATCAACTGACATAACCAGTCTGACAAGTACGACTTATACGCTTAACACATCTAACGGGCGTGTGAATGGTGCGTATAACTACGTTGCCTACCTTTTTGCAACTTGTGCGGGTGTTTCTAAAGTAGGCTCATACACAGGAACAGGAACAACACTTCAAATTGATTGTGGCTTTACAGCAGGGGCTAGGTTTGTACTCATAAAACGCACTGATTCAACAGGAGACTGGTATGTCTGGGATACCGCTAGAGGCATTGTTTCAGGTAACGACCCCTACCTTTTGCTCAACAGCACTGCCGCTGAAGTGACATCGACAGACTACATCGACACCTACAGCGCAGGGTTTGAGATTAGCTCTACTGCGCCAGCCGCAATTAACGCAAGTGCTGGAACATTCATCTTCTTGGCTATCGCATAAGGAACATCATGCAAATCAGAACACAAACAGGCGCAGTCATGTACGAATCAGAATTTCGTGCATACACAAAAGCCAATGGTGGGCCTACATGGGAGACAACAACAACTGAAGTCTTAGAGGCTTTGGGTGCTGATGTGGTTTTTGAAGGCGCACAAGCCACGGGTGGTACGGTCTATCAATACTCTCAAGCCTCTGGCGTAGAGCAAGTCGATGGCAAGTGGTACACCAAATATGTGCTTGGCCCTGTCTTCACAGATCTTGCAGCAACTGAAACAGAAACTGCCCAGACTGCTGCTGAACAAGAGGCTGCTTACAAGGCCATCAAGGACGATGAACAGGCTAAGTCTGTTCGCGCCAGCCGTGACGACAAGCTCAAAGAATCTGACTGGGTTGTCATCAAAAACTTGGAGCTAAACGCTAACATTCCAGGTGCGTGGGAAGTTTATCGCCAAGCCCTTAGAGACATTCCAACACAGACTGGATTCCCGTGGACAATTACTTGGCCTGAACAGCCATGAGCCAAGTAGACGCGACAGATGCCAAGCTAGCAACGCACGAAGAAATTTGTGCGCTGAGGTATGAGGCTATTCAGAAGTCATTTGAGTCAGGCGGCAAGCGCATGAGCCGCATCGAATACATCCTTTATGCGCTGATTGCTGTGACGCTCCTAGGCCCAGGCTTTGCTGCTGAGATGCTCAAGAAAATGCTTATGTAGTCATGGATGCGCTGCCACCACCACCTCCGGCTGTACAAGCGCCAGTCTTTGAGTGCGTGAAGTGGAGCTGGTCGCCTGACAGAATGCTGGTTTGGTGTCTGAAATGGCGGGAGAAAGGCAAACCAGAGCCAAAGAAACTAGCGGAGGTCGAAAGTGATTGACCCGATCACGGCCCTAGCAGGCATACAGTCGGCTATTTCGTTAGTCAAAAAGGCAGCGGCTGTAGCAAACGATCTCGGCAGCTTGGCTCCGGTGATCGGAAAAATGTTTGATGCCAAGAGCGTAGCCACAAAAGCTATGCTTGAGGCCAAGAGGTCTAAAAAAGGCTCAAACATGGGGACGGCTCTCCAGATCGAGATGGCTCTGGATCAGGCAAAAGTCTTTGAGGAAGAGCTAAAAATGCTCTTTATGCAGACTGGCAAGATAGATGTCTGGAACAAGATCAAAGCCCGTCAAGCTGAGATGGACAGGGACGATGCCAAAGAGATTAGCGCACTGAAAGCAGAAGAAAAAAAGGCCAAAGAAAAAGCAGACGAGATGACCGAGATTGTTTTGGTCATAGCTATTATTTTCTTTTTGATGTTCTTTGCCTTTGTTGGTGTGAACGAACTAATTGACTTCTGCCAAAAAACAAGAGGGTGTGTTTAATGTGTTCTCGCTACTTAAATGGTTTGATGTTGGCGATGACTGGCGACTTGGGATTGATCGTTTTATCAAGTGCTGCGCTGCTGTGCTTGCAATTAATTGGTTGCTAGACCTGCTTTATATATTGCCAGCCGATAATTCCAAGCAAATCATTGACTTCATAGTTTCTAAAAACCCTCTGTAGGAATTTTATGCTTTCATTAATCTCGACTCTTGGCGGTTTGTTGATCTCCGGCTTGCCCAAGCTGCTTGAGTATTTTCAAAACAAGGCCGATCAAAAGCATGAATTGGCACTGGCCCAAATGCAGACCGAGCGTGAACTTCAACTGGCCGCTGCGGGGTTTGCCGCGCAGGCACGGGTGGAAGAGATTCGCACAGAGCAGGTGGCCTTGCAGACCGAAGCCAAGATGGCTGAGGCCGAGGCTGGAATGGTGCAAGGGGCACAAGAGCATGACAAGGCAGTTCTGGCAAAAGCGTCAACATGGGTGGCCAACTATGTGGGCACTGTCCGTCCTACGATAA